TTTCCCTCGACTTTCCCTATGCCACTCAGGACACGACGACTTCGAAGTACTCGGCGACCGATCGCGTTCGCAGCGAGGTCATGGCGACGATCCCTCTCGCCATCCCGGCGAGTGACATCAACGAAGCGATCGCGCAAGGTGTGAACCTGCTCGACAGCTCGTTGATGGTGGCCAGCTTCCAAGCTGGCTACGCTCCGACCTAAAGGACCGGAGCGGATCTATGCCAAACCAAAGTGTGTTGTCAGGTAATCTGGCGCGCGCGATTTCGTTCTTGTTGACGGATCTCGGTACCCCGAAAAGCCTTTCTGCAGCAATTATGCTGCGTGAGGGTGATTGGGATGGGCTTGCGCAGTTAAGCGTGGACCCGCGTTGTTACGTAGACTCTTGCTCTTACCTCCGCGATGCCGCGGCGGTCAGCGTCGTCAAGAAGCTTCAGCAGCTTCCGACTTCTGTTGATCGTCGTGCGCGAGCAATCGCTAAGTGGTGGGAGGGCGAAAGAGACTGCTTCCGATCCAATGAACGGTTGTCCCGGTACCTCGATCTGAAAGGCTTCCCAGCCTTCTCAGACGTCGAACCTGGCGTCCGTGACTTTCTGTCACGGGTGAGAAAGATCATCTTTTCATGGATTGGGCCTTCGCCAAACCTTCTCACGAAGGGGCGGCACGGGCCAGGAGCAACGTATTCCGATAAAGGTCGGCTGACGACGGTCGCTGACAAAATGTCTTCGGTCCCGTCAATGACGCGTGATGCGGTCTGGTGGTTCCCTCAGTGGATTAATACCCAATGGGGGGCCGCCGTCGCACAACATCACGGAAAGGTATCTTTTGTCCCTGGGAACCGGTTTGCTACCGTTCCTAAGACGGCGTTGATTGACCGCTGCATTGCTGCAGAGCCATCAATTAACGTCTTTTACCAACTTGGCTTAGGTCGTGAACTTCGTTCGCGACTGAAGTCGGCTGGCTGGGATCTAGATCGTGCCCAGGATATCCATAGGCAGGTCGCCTGTGAATCTTCATGGACGCGAGAGTTCGCTACTCTCGACCTTTCAAACGCTAGTGACACGGTGTGCATCAATCTCGTCAGGTTGTTGCTACCTCGCTTGTGGTTTCAGGCGCTCGATGACCTTCGGTCAAAGAAAACGCTCCTGGACGATAAGTGGATCATGCTTGAGAAGTTTTCTAGCATGGGGAATGGCTTCACGTTTGAACTAGAAACCATAATCTTCGCTGCACTTGCTTGCGCTGTTTCCCAACAGTGCGGTGGTGTGGGTCGGTTAGGGATCGACGTCTTCGTGTTTGGCGACGATATCATCATCAAGAATGATTACGTTCGCAGCCTGATACCCGTCCTGCAGTTTTGCGGTTTTCGTTTGAACGCTGAAAAGTCGTTCTTCGATCAATCGCCGTTTCGGGAATCCTGTGGTGGAGACTTCTTTTCCGGCTTGCCGGTAAGACCTATCTACCTTAAGGAACTCCCGAATGAACCGCAGGAATTCGTCACCTTCGCCAACCAACTCTGGGCTCTGGCTGAGAGGCTCCGTGAAAACGGTTTTTCTCTACCTGCTCGTGCTTGGTTTGCTGTCCTCGACGAACTTCCAGCTCAGGTTCGAAGGTGCCGAGGTCCAAAAGACCTTGGTGACCTTCTTATCTGGGATCATGAAGATCGCTGGACAACAAGAACGCGAAGAAGCATCCGTTATTTCCGAGTGATTCGTCCATTCTCCAACAGGTATGTTGGATGGGGGCATTTCCAACCGGAAGTGACGCTTGCTTGCGCCACTTATGGTTCGGGGGACGGAAAGCGCGGCGTTTTGCCGCGTGACTCTATCTCGGGCTATAAGTTGGGATGGACTCCTTTCTCGTAAGAGATGGG